AACTTAATCAACTTCCGTCATTACTTCATCTGTATGCCTAAGAAACAGGATGCCGGCGTGGTAATGATGAGCGGTTATAAGGCTGAAGCTTAAAAATAGCGTTCAATGGCTACGTTGAAATATCTTGTAATACATTGCACTGCAACTCCTGAAGGGCGTGAGGTGAGTGCTGCAGACATCCGTCGGTGGCACACATCTCCGACCTCTCAAGGTGGCAGAGGTTGGAAGCAGGTGGGCTATACCGACCTTATCCATCTGGATGGAACGGTGGAGCGCCTGGTGGATAACAACGAGGATATGAATGTGGATACGTGGGAGATTACCAACGGTGCTTCCGGATATAACTCCGTCAGTCGTCACATCGTCTATGCCGGAGGTGTAGCCAAGGATGGTCGTACCGCCAAGGACACCCGCACGGAGGCTCAGCGTAATGCGCTGGAGAGCTATGTGAAGGAGTTCCATCAACGTTTCCCGAAGGTCCGTATTATCGGCCACAATGAGATTGCAGCCAAGGATTGTCCGAGCTTCAACGTACAAAAGTGGCTGAATGAGATAGGTATCAAACAATAATGACCACTAAATGCGAATGACATGACCTGGAGTGAAATTATTAACTTGATTCTCGGCGGAGGGCTGGTGGCGTGTCTGATTGGTATTCTTACCATGAAGGCTACCGTCAAGGAGGCGAATGCTAAGGCGGAGAAAGCCGGAGCGGAGGCCGAGACGGTGAGAATTGACAATGCCGAACGTGCCACACGCATTCTAGTTGAGAATATTGTGAAACCTCTAAAAGATGAATTGAATGCAACAAGAGAAGATCTTCAAGGGAACAAGCGAGAGACTGTGTTGCTCAAAAAGGAGATGGCTCGATTACGTAAGGCGCTTGACACCGCCAATGGTTGTCCTCATCGGGATGGTTGTCCTGTGTTGCGCAAGTTGCGCGACGACCAAAAAAGTGGTGAGTCAGGGAACGACGACCGGGATGTCGGGGGTGACGGCGGACACGACCTTCCAAAAGGAGAGCCGGAAGGTAACCATGGAACCCGTGCCACCAAGTCAGGCCATTCTGATGGTGCCGGTGGACAGCCTCCTTAATCTTCCGATTGACGCCTGTTACTCGACCAAGAGTGGACAGGCAGGAGCAACTGTTAAGAGAGAGGGACGTACAGCGGTCTTTGTTGCTTCATGTGACAGTCTGGAAAGACAGGTGGAGATATTTGAGACGCTCTACCTCCAGCAGAAAAAAGAGAGTGAAGCTTATCAACAGCAACTGACGGAGCAAACGTCGTTGAAACGGTCTTCTAACTCTATTCGAAATGTCTTAGAAAGTTTTATCGTCGGCCTTGTGGCCGGCATAGTAATAACCATTTTAATTGTCAAAAGATATGGCAGAAAATAATAATGCAGAAGAAAGCGTTCAGCACAGTGTGTTGGATGGAACCGACCTTATACTTAGTGTAGGAGGTAATGCCCTTGGATTCAGCACGTCGTGTAAGGTGAGCACTACCACTGAAACCGGAGAGCGTACCACGAAAGAGGCTTCTTCCGGTAAATGGAAAGAGAAATATGTCAAGAGCTTTTCTGAAGAGATTTCTTCGGATGGTGTTGTCTTGCGTAATGGTGATGATGATACTCCTACTTACGATCAACTAAAGGATCTGCAGTTATCGGGTAAAGCTATCACGGCATCTTATGCTTTGCGTGAGGGCAGTACACGTACCGGAAAAACCGCCAGCGGATACTCCGGATCATTTATCATCACCAGTTTGGAGTTGACCGGTGATGCGGGTGACGATGCCAAGTATTCCGTTAAGATGGAAAACAGCGGTGCAGTGAAGAAAGTCGGTACCGGATTGACCGAGGATGCTAGTGCTAACGAATAATGATGTAGTGTAATGAGTAAGAAAGGTATGACAAATGTGGCAATGCTCACGTTATGTGTGGGTGGTAAAGAGTATCCATGCAGAGTGACGATGGGCGCAATGATCCGGTTTAAACGTGCAACCGGTTATGACGTGAGTAAATTGGATACCTCCAATCTGGAGGATATGATTCGCTTTATCTGGTGTTGTGTGTCTTCCGCCTGTGCGGTTGATAAGGTGGAGTTCTCGATGGACTTCCTGGAGTTTGCTGACCAGTTGGATCCTGACACGTTGTCCTCATTCTATGACGGGATGAATAACAGTGTGGACGCTGAAAAAAAAAGAGCGGCCGAGACATCAGTATAGAGGAACTGATTGGAATAGGGATTGGGTGCATGGGGATGAGCCTGTGTGACTTTGAACAATGCACCCCTTCCGAGTTCCAGACCATCTTTGATCAGTGGCAGAAGCAGACAGAGTCTTTGGAACATGCTTCCTGGGAACGTACTCGGTTTATGTGTATGTCTATACTTCAGCCTTACAGCAAAAAGGTGCTTACTCCAAAAGATGTCATGGCGTTCCCTTGGGACAATGAGCAATCGTCCGAGGAGGAGAAACCTAAGAAGGAAGAACTGACCAGAGAGGAGTTTATGGCTCGATACCGAGCCGCCAGAGATAGATTTGGGCTCAAATAGTCTAATCTTTAAACCACAAACCAATGATGAGAAAGACAATAAGGAGAAAGGCTCCGGCAAAGATGAAGAACACTTTTGCCGAGATGGAGGGTACAAGACCATAGAGTATAAAGTCGAGGACCAACAGATAAAGGAGCACTTTCGTTGATTTCATATACGAGCTAATAAAAATGTCTAACGACGCAAATATACAAAAATAAAATGGCAAACGCTGTAGAATTTGAGATAAAAATCACTAATGCCGGTGGAGATGTGATTAAAGCAATCACTGTTGAGGCGACTAATGCCGATGAAGCCATCAAGAAGATTGTGGCAAGTGCATCTCGTGCCGGTAAGAGTCTTCATGAGATGGCGGAGAAGGCATTAGTCATGGACACCTCCGTCCGTGCTCTTCAAAACCTGCAGCAGATGGTGTCCGGATTAGCTGCTCCATACAACAGCTTTGAAACGGCCATGCGTTCTGCTAATACGATGGCTGGAAAAAGCGGAGAAGAATACGAAGAACTGAGTGACAAAATTGTGTCTCTCAGTAAATCTATACCGATGGCCAGAGAAGAACTGGCTAATGGTCTATATCAGGTTATATCTAACGGCGTTCCTGAAGATAACTGGTTAGACTTCCTGGAACAATCATCCAAGGCATCCATCGGAGGTATTGCAGATCTAGGTCAGACCGTTACTGTAACCTCCACACTTATCAAGAACTATGGACTTGAGTGGAGTGCTGCAGGAGAAATCCAGGATAAGATTCAGATGACCGCCAAGAATGGTGTGACAAGCTTCGAACAATTAGCTCAGGCACTCCCAAGAGTGAGTGGTAGCGCCGCTCAGTTGGGAGTGTCGATGGATGAGTTAATGGCTGTATTCGCCACGACTACCGGAGTTACCGGTAATACCTCTGAAGTATCAACCCAGTTGGCAGCAGTCTTGAATTCATTGATTAAACCGAGTTCAGAAGCACAAGCAGCGGCTGCAGCAATGGGTATTAGTTTTGATGCAGCCAGCGTACAGGCATGCGGTGGATTCTCCAATTTCTTGACTCAATTAGACTCAAGCGTTCAGGCTTATGCTGCTCAGTCCGGGCAACTTAGCCAGACAATTTATGGACAGTTGTTTGGTAGTGCAGAAGCTTTACGCTTGTTAGGATCCTTGACAGGAGAACAAAAAGATAAGTTCGTTGAGAATATTGGAGCCATGTGTGATTCAGCCGGAAGCGTTTCGGGTTCATACGACAATATGTCCTCTACCGGAGAGTCGTTTAATCAAGTTATACAGAATCAAATCCAATCGTTTATGGATTGGGGTGGAGCGGTAGCAAGTACAAGCGCACCCATTATTGCTTTGCTCGCGAATGTAGGTACTTGTATGCTCAATATGAAGCAAATGGCTACATTACTCGGCATTCTCATCCTTAAAATCAAAGCATGGAATGTTGCGACATTGGCTGCTAATGCTGCTCAAAAGGTCGTTGCCGTTACCACTAGAGTTTGGAGTGCCGTACAAGCAGCGCTCAATGTAGTGCTGTCTGCGAATCCCATTGGAATAATCATCATGGCTATTGCAGCGCTGATAGGATTAATTATCGCTGCATATAACAGCAACGAAGATTTCAGAAAGATATTAGATGCCGTTTGGGCTGCCATCAAGAAGGTCGCGAGCGTCATTTGGAGTGCTCTTGTGAAGGCTTTCAACGCCGTTACAGGAGTCATTAAAAAGGCTTGGGAATGGATTAAAAGGTTCTTTGGTATCACAGATGAAAACAGTGCCAAGAAGACCTCTGAGGAACTGAATAAACAAAAAAAATCCACGGAAGAATTAGCCAAGGCCAACAAGAATGCCGCCGGAGCAAGCGGACTGGCTGCTAAAGAGGCTAATTGGCAAACGATGAGTTATAAGAACCTTGGTGAGGCCATTGAAAATAAAAAGAAACAGATACAAGAATTGGCCGGTGTGAATGATGCCAAGGCTGCTAAAGAGGCTGCAACGCTGAAGCAGATGGAGGCTCGATATAAGAAACTAGGCAAGCAATATGGTCTCTCATCCGGAGGAAACAATAACGAGTTTGACGGGAAGAGCCTTATTCAAAATGCCCAATCTTATAAAGAGCTGGGGAACAACATCACCTACTATCAGAACAAGCTCGAGAAGACAAAACCCTCTGAGACCGCTGAAATAGCACGTTTGTCGAAATTGATCCAGGAGACAACCAAGGCACAAGATGCCATCAAGAAGCTTCAGGAGTCTTATAGTCAACCTGCATCACTGAATACAATCTCCGATATAGATAAGGCAATCTCATATCAGAAGTCTCTGCTGGAGAGTGCCTCTGCAAGTGAGATGGCTCAGATAAAGAAAAACATCTCCCAGCTGGAGAGCCAGAAGCAAGCACTGGAGGACGCCGGACATGTTGAGATTGACGTCGATCAGATTAAGACTTATGACCAACTCTCTGACGAGCTGTCATACTACCAGGATAAGCTGAACCGGGCAACGGAAGAAGAGCGTGCTCAGATTGTTATCCGGATAGAAGCATTGAACAAGCTCAAAAAGAAATGGGATGAGACGGCTGATGCTTTGAAGGTTCCGGGTGACATCACCAAACTGAATACGATCAATCAGTTGAGTGACGCTTTCTCTTACTATCAGAACCGGATGAAGAATGCCTCTGCGAGTGAGATTGCCAATATTCAGGAAACGATTAAATCGCTCGAAGACAAGAAAAATGCTCTTCAGCGTATTTCCGATATTAGCAATATTACTGCTGAAACAGATCGACTTCAAGGTCTGTCCGGAAAGAAGTTGAAGATGGAGTTGGAATTGATTGGATTGAATGGCGTAAAGACCCAAATACAATCATTACAAGCGATGCTCGATGACACGAAGAATCCTCTTGGTGATGATGACAGGAATAAAGTGGAACGTTCCATTGCAACCTGGAAGAAGTACGGGAAGCAGATGAAGATGAATAATCTGACCGTTAATGACGTATGGGGCTCTGTCAAAGGAGCAGGCAGCAGCATCCAGAACATGTCAGCAGCAATCAAGAGTGATGGTAACGCTTGGGAGAAGACCACGTCAATTGTTGATGGCGCTCTTGGAATCTACGACTCATTCTCCAAAGTGGCTTCCGTCATCAAGACAGTGACTGATGCCATTAGCCTCTCCAAAAAAGGGGAAGCTGTTGCAACCACCATTTCGACCACTGCAACGGAAGAGGGTGCCGTGACATCGACAGCAGCTGCAGGGGAAGAAGCGGCCGCATCGTCTGTAGTTACCACAGCTAAAATAGCAGAGGCTGGTGCTAAGACATTCGCTGCTCATGCAAGTATTCCTTGGGTGGGTATCGCTATCGCCGGAGGATTGATAGCCACCATGACGGGTATCATGTTGGCACTTCCCAAGTTCGCCAACGGTGGTATCGCCTACGGACCGACCTTGGGTATCTTTGGCGAATATGCCGGAGCTGCGAATAACCCGGAAGTTGTTGCTCCGTTGAACAAACTTAAATCACTCATTGAGCCGCAAGGAGCACTGGGAGGTGAGATTAAATTAAGAATTGAAGGAAGAGATATCGTAGGAGTAATAAATAAAGAGAATCTCATCCGGAGAAGAACAAGATAAAGCGTATGGAGATGAATACTATATATACAGGAAGTTTCGCGAGCGTTGACGGTGTGCACTATCGGGTGGACATCCAAAGCTCAACTGCCGAGGTGGGAACTCCGGGAGAACTTGTCTTTGCTTACGAGACGCCCGTTGAGATTGAGTGGACGGAAACAGACAAGATAGAGCCTGTACAGTCCTCTTCCATGACACTGACCTTGGTGAGCGAAAAAGACCGTCAGTACATCGACCTCTATACCATTGAGCCGGGAACCATCCGCGCCAATGTCTATCGAGAGGGGGAGCTGTACTGGAGCGGTATGCTCGATCCGGAACTGTATGAGGAGCCCTATTCTTGGAAGGAGAACTACGAAGTGGAGTTTATCTTCTCTGACTTTGCCATCCTCGATAGACGAGATTGGACGGAACGTGGTGTCGGAACGATGAAAGATATCTTCCTGAAATGTATAGAGGGTACCGGCATCGACTATCAGGAGATTGTTGACCATATCAGCTTGCTGAATTCTCAGACACTGCTTCCGGTAGACTTTAGCGAGATCTATCTGCTGCAGGACAATTTCTTTGATGAGGACGATGAACCGATGACCCAACGTGAGGTGCTGGAAGCTATCCTACAGCCATTCGCCCTCCGAATCGTTCAGAAGAATGGTCGTCTTTATGTGTACGACCTGAATGATATATATAACAACCTCTCCACGGAAGAGGTGTGGTGGAAGAGCGATGATGCCGTTCTTGGTGCCGACACGGTCTACAACAACGTGAAGATAACCTTCTCTCCCTATGCGGATACAGAGCTGGTAAGCGGAAGTATTGACCATGACGATGTGCTTCCGAACAAAACGGGACAATTGTGGAAGATGGATAATGATTGGGACAATGCTGCCGATGGGTTCCATCTGGTGGTGGGTGACCAAGATGACCTTGGCCTAGAACTGAATAACGGTGCCAAGTACTTCCGCATTGATACGGAATACAGTGGCAATGATGAAGCCGGAGTAATCTATGCCTATAAGGGGAACGCCAAGGGTAATTATGACAACATCTTGCTGAATGATTTCCCGCGTGTACACTATAACGATAGTTATCATTCAGCTCCGATAATTACGTGTAAGTCGGCGTTCCTTGGTCATGTATATCTGTCTTCACATTACAACCTGAAGATAGAACTTAGTACGCTGTTTGATGTGCGTTATAATCCCTTTGAAAGCGCATCAAATCCCAATGAGGAGGGCAACTGGGAACGACTGAATGATTGGTCGAATTTTGGATATATCCCCTGTATGCTCCGTCTGAAGGATAAAGATGGGAACGTGCTGTATCATTACCACAATAGTACAGTCATGGTATCCAGTCATTATCGTCACGATGCTTGTAAGTGGGTGGAAGGTGACGGTCATTGGGGTACGATGTATCTGTGCTATTACGACAGGGACAACCGGAAGAGTTCTTGTGGCTTTGGTGGATGGCAGAAGAACAAACCTATCATCGGATATTATCGAAAGGGCTTGCCGAAAAAATGGGAGTCGCTGGGTGATGGAGAATTCATCGAGCTTCCGCCTGTTGGTGGATGGCTGGAGCTGCAGATTGGTATGGGTGTACACCAGTTTGATTACAAGCGAGAGGAGAAGGATATATGGTCGCGTGCCAGGTGGCTCGCCTACAAAGAGCCGACCATCACCTTGGTCAACAAAAATGGGACGGATTTCGAGCAGAATGACGTGGAAGATAATGCCTGGATCAATAAGTCGGCAGAAGAGGATTATGAGTTGGATACGACAGTAGGGACGCTCGATACCGCCTATAACGCTTCCGCTCGCGGCATCGTGATGGATGCTGATTATGCAGCCATTCGAAGTTTTTGCCGGGCATATCACCATGACCGCCTGGAGCGACTTTTGATTGGGACCATATATAGCCAGTATGCCGAAAGGAAGACGACCCTGAGCGGCACAATCAGAATACTTCCGGAGATGCATGTACTTACGGATGAGTCAACGGAAGGTAAGTTTATCCTGCTGAGTGAGGTTCAGGACCTGATGCAGGACGAGAGTGAAATAAAGATGGTTCAGTTTGAGCCTGATAATTATACAGGTATAGAAGACAAGTGATATGTCAACGAAGGAATATAAAGTCACGACGAACGAAGTAACGGCCCAACCGAGAAGTCAACGGTTGCGCGACTTGGGTATTACTACCTCTTCTACAAGAAGTAGTAACTCTGTTGTTGTCACCGGTGGAGGTTCAAGTTCCACCTCGGACGGACATACCCATGATAACAAGTCACTTCTCGATTCATTGTCATCCGACGACAATGGCTATCTGTATATGAGGCAGAAGCTGGCGGATGCTGACGAATCTACCACAGAAAAGGTGAAAGCCGGATATGCGGATGTAGCTCATGAACTGGATGAGACAAGTAGTGCATACGACACCTTCCTGCGTAAGGACATGGAGGATGCAACGGCTTATCTGATAAAGTTCCTAGCCGGAGCAATGTTCGGCAATTTTAAGGAGGGAACGTCCGGAGCTCAGGTTGATGAGCAAGGTAATGCGGAGGTGGCTCAACTGGTGACACGGCTGAAGGCGACGCTCCGTGGACTCCAAGTGGAGGGTGATGCGGAATTCGGCAACTATACAGAGGGCTTGTCCGGCGGAAAGATTGATTCGGATGGAAATGCGGAATTTGGCTCATTACTGGCGCGCTTAAAGGCAACGCTCCGGAGCCTGTCAGTTCAAGGCGATTCAACGTTTCAAGGGAACTTGTCTAGTGAGGAGTTTGTGAGCGGACTCCTTACCGGGAAAGGATGGGCCATCTTCCAAAAGGAGGTATTAAACTCATTGGGCGTATCTGAGAAGAAGTATATTGGTGAGTTTGATGAGCTGGTTGTGCGTGGTGCTATGCGTATCTATTCAATGGTGATATCTCAGCTCCTGGGAGAAAATGACAACCGCATCTTCACCGGCATGATGGAGGTGGACCACTATGACGCTTCCTCCGGACGTGTTTATCTGAGTACACAAAACGGAAAGCTATACAACCCGTTTCGTGTGGACGATTACATCATGGTTCAGCAATATAACGGAATGCCTTCCGACGGGAACTATATTACGAAGCATTATGAATTAATCGTTACCGGTGCCGGATGTGGAAGTTCGGAAGATGGAGAAGAGCGATTGGACTGGGTAACCTTCAGTAATTTCTCTTCTGCAGATGGATTAAGCGCTGATAAGGTAATCTCTAAAGGTGACACATTTACTCGCGTGGACAACGCTACCGATGCCGACAGGAAGGGATTAATACAGCTGATGACCGTTGGTAGCGCCACTCCTTATCTGGACGTAGTGTATGGCATGAAGACAGATCCGGACAATAGCTTGAAGGGACGTCTAGGCAATCTCTCCGGGATTAACCATCCGTTGTTCGGATGGCTCGATGGCTTTGGAGAGTTGCTAACCAACTTGTACGCTGTTGGCGACTTCCGATTGAAACGTACCGGAGAAAGTGTTGATTCTAAGATCGAGGCGCTGAAGGGGATGTTTAGCACCCAATATCAGCGGATGATTTATGATATAACGGAGGATGATAACTACCTCAAGAACACTTCTTTCACGGAGTTATTGGATTATTGGCAGTGCAAGGATGAAACAAAAATCATCACCATGAACGAGGAAGCGCTGCTGATGAACGGAAGTACTTACTCGGATGGTTCTATTGTTGTTGGACTGGACTCTGTTGATGGTCGGAACGTTTTACATATCAAGAATAGTTATGTGAAGCAGCTAAATGAGTATATCCGCAAACCGGAAACTCACAAAGAATACATCGAGGATAGTACGGAGGGGGAATATGAGGAGGTGAAGGATACGCTATACCTGTCTCTCAAGGTATTGGTAAAGACTAAGGGTACGCTTACTGTCGGGTTCCAAGGAAGTCTCACTGAAGCGGGGGCACTACCAGAAGCAGAGAAGGTTAACCTTACTTCCTCTTCCGACTGGCAAGTATTGCAATGGAGTGGAACCTGGGATGGTACGGGTGACTTCGTGTTGTCATATACCGGAGAGATGTATGTCTCAATGCTCTCTCTTACAGATAAGACGTTAGAAGAGTATAAGAAGGAGACATCAACGAAGTTTGAACAGACGGATAGCTCCATAAGGTTGCTTGGCAACAATATCAATAACCTGGAGGGTACAGTGACAGACTTAGGTGTGGAACTGGATGCAGCAGAAGAGAATATCCGGATCTATGCTGATAAGTACGACAGTTTGAACCAAACGGTGACCAACCTGGGAGTCAGACTGGATGCAGCAGAAGGTAACATCAACATCTATGCTGACAAGTATGATAGCCTGAATCAGACGGTGACCAACCTGGGCATCAAACTGGATACGGTTGAAGAGAACATCTCGATATCTGCAGAGAAGATAGCGGATAACGAGACGTCAATCTCAGAGATAAAGGTGAACATTGATGCTATAACAAGCTCTGTCACCTCAATCAGTGGAGACTTGGATGCAGCTAAGGCCAGGATTGAGGCGGTTGCTGCAGTGGCGGATGCTGCCAGTGACGCGGAGACTTATAATCAGGCGAGTGACCCATGGAACTCCTGGGTGAGTGAAATGGCATGGAAGCATGTCGGCGCGTTGTGGTATAACACATCGGATGGCCATGTATATCGCTATATTGGTTATGACAATAAGGATACCTGGGAGGATGTGACGAACATTCAAAGTAGTGCCAGTTACGTGTTACAAACCAAGGATAAGATATCGACGGTAGTTGGTAGCTTTGATGATAAAGGCAACCTGGTTAATACAAGTGGCCTAGTGACGACCTCTTATGCAACAGAGATTTATGCGACCATTACAACCGTTGACGAGGTGTCCGGACGTGTAAGTGCAGCGGAAGCATTAATTGCTGTGCACAGTAGTCAGATAGAGCTGAGAGTTGTCAAGGGAGATGTCATCTCGTCCATCAATCAAAGTGCGGAGGAGGTGTCTATTGATGCATCTAGGATTAACTTTAACGGATTGACGACCATCAACGATTCATTTAGAGTGGAAGAAAATGGCACGACCCATATTGGCGGATTCGTAGTCTCCGGAGATGGACTTACGGTAAGCATTCGGTAAACCCCGTCTAGGTGGTATAGGACTTTCTTTGAGATTATCTCTAAAAACTTTGAGATATCTCTAAAATAGTCCAAGACTTTCAAAGTATTTTCGAAGATTCTTAAAATTTTTC